AACTACTTCAAGTGCGTTGACAAAGCGACCGAGCGCACCGATATCCCGGTAGAGCACACCGCCTAACGTCGACCGATGACTACGCCCACCACCCGCGCTACGGCCCGCTGGTGGGCGTTGCTGATCCGTTGACCAATGTGTAAGCTGGCGTTTATGCTTGTAGTCGAGGTGAAACACATATGGAGAACGATCAATTCGTAGTAGATTGCGGCGGTGAGTGGATTCTCAAATTCGAGCCCAAACCAAACGATTACCGCGTTGTGCCGGAAATACTACATGCGGTCATGGCGCAGTTTGATCGCGGGATCTACGTGGTCCGTCCAAATACCAAGCATGTAAAGAGAGTAACGAACTACGTCTATACGAGTTTCGGAATCGAATACACCATTTTGAGAGAGCGGAGATAAATCCTCGCTCTCTTTTCTTTTGACCAAACAAGAGGAGGGAACCCCTTATGGCGCAAGTGTATTTGACTCAACAGGGCATCTATCAACACAAGGCAGAGTTGCTCGACATCCAAGAACGCTACCTGCCGGAAGCTAAGGCAGGTAGCAATGAACATTTGGTTCAGTTCTATGAAGCGCGGATCAAGAAACTGCGCGATCAGCTCGCCAACTGCATCCGTATCGAGACGAGGACCCCGATCCAAACCCCGATCGCGGATGTCGAACAGGTTTGGATCGAGTTCTGGAAGCCACTCGTCACCGATGCAGAAGGCAACGTCGACATGGATCAGGTGAAGAAGGAACTGTGCGATCTGCACTTCCTGATCCAGAACGTCGGCAAGGTCTACGACCACATCACTGGCGGCATGATCAGCAAGGTCCTCACCGACCCGAAGGTCGTCATCCGTGAGGCAGAGGATCACTACCGCCGTTGCTACGACCCGGAGGATGAGGGAGAGGAATAGAAAGGAGGGATGACCCGTGGTGAAATGGGACGATATCCCGTGGTACCACCTGCTGTGGTTAATGCCCTTCGCTCTGTTCATATGGTGCTGTCGCGGTGTGGCGTCTTTGTGTAGCGGGGTGAAGAAGCGATGATCCCGACACCGATCCAAGATACCTACCGTCGCCGGATGGTTGGACGAGCACGTGTCTTCCGGGACGCTCGCCGTAAGCAACGTACAGAGCGAATGGTCAGGGCGTATTACCCAACAGTATTTTTCTGGCTACTCGTACTCTACCTGATAGGGAGGCTGACATAGATGAGTAAACTGGGATATCGTCGTGAGAGACCGCCTGAGCAACCGAAAGCGCCGACAGCATGCAAAGGGTGCATCTGGCTCCGAGACAACGGAGGGCGGTACTCCTGCCCGTATGCGAGTTGTGTGCGGGACGGGTGGTCGGTGGGGAAATAGAAAAACCACCCGGTTGGGTGGTTTGGTTACATGATGAAGACGTAGCCGTCGTCCTCGTTATTCTCAAGTTTGTCGATTTCCGACAAGTGAATCACAGACACCGAATCACCTGAGCTAATGTGGATGACGTTGTTGTCTTCGTCATACTTCGTAAGTACGCCCGTCACATTCGAACCATTGCGTTTAAACACAGCAACTTCTTGATTCAGGTTGGCGTGAATTGTTTCGCTATCGAAATGTTGCATATGACCCCTCCTTTCCGCACCCTAACTTCGTCCGACATGTAGGCATTTCCTGCTAGGCGTCGAATGTTGATGATGGAGGTGAGTTAAGATGCTGACTGCGGCACAGAGAGAAGACCTGAATAATTGGAAAGATGATTTGTTAATCAATCTTAATCGCGCGAAGGCGGAGTTGTCATCACTTCAGAGAGAAGTGGAGCGACTGAAATTTCGTTGGGAGGTAGCGAAGGGGTTACCGGAAACACCACTTAAGCAAAACGTCGTACAATCGACTGAAAAAGATTGGGTAAAAGCCCAAAACACGCTCAATCGCGAAGAGTTCCGCTTGAACAACGACATCGAAAATAACGGCATGATTCTCAATGAAATCGAAACATTGTTAAGTTAAGCACCCTCAAGGGTGCTTTTTCATTTCCATGGAGGTGAGGTGATGACACATGAACCGCGAGGAGATCCGTAAGGAGTACGAGACAACCGACATTAGACCCAAGGCGCTGGCAGAGAAACACGGGATGTCGGTTGATACCCTCAAGTCGTGGATGAAGCGAGATGCCCAGCGAGGCGACAAATGGACGAAGAACGAGGGTGCACCCGTACATACAAAGGGTGCACCCTCTTCTAATTCGAAGGTGCACCCTGAGGAGCGTGGAGTGAGCCCGCCGGAAGCAGAAGTCGTCGACGGTGCAGAGGAGCCAACAAACCCCGATCTCACGCCAAGACAGCGCCGATTCGTCGAGGAGTACCTGATAGTCCCAAACGCCACGCAGGCGGCTATACGGGCTGGCTACAGCGCCAAGACTGCCAAAGAGCAGGGACACCGCCTGTACACCAATGTTCACATCCGCTCCGCTATCGACGCAGCTCAAACTGCTCGTGCTCAACGCAAGAAGGTCGACGCCGACTGGGTACTGGAACGCCTCATCAAGATGGCTGACTACAACACGCGGGACTTCCAACAGCTCATCACCCGCAAGGTGAAAGTGTTGCAACCGGGGGGCAATGTGGAGGAGTTCGAGGTGCAGGATGTGGTGTTCAACGAGGATTTCGACGGCACGATCACCGGCGGCCTGTCGAAAGGCAAGGACGGCTTGAAGATGGAGATGCCTGACCGTTTGCAGACATTGAAGCTCATCGGCCAGCACATCGGAATGTGGAAGGATGGCGGCGACGTCAACGTAAATATCGGCGTGCAGATCGTGGACGACATCGGAGGGGATAGCGGTGCAGATTAGACTCTCTGAGATCGTGACCCCGCACTTCCAGTCGTTCTGGAGGACGTCCAATTCGAAGAAGTATCTCCGGCACGTCCTCAAAGGCGGGCGGGGCTCAGCGAAGTCGACGCACATCGCATTCAAGCTGATCGTGGACATGATGCGCTACCCGGTGACCACACTGTGCGTCCGGAAGGTCGCCAACACGCTTGGTGAGTCTGTTTTCGAGCAGTTGAAGGAAGCTATCGAGATCCTGAACGTCTCCGACTATTGGAAAGTCCAGAAGTCGCCGATGCAGCTGATCTACAAGCCTCGCGGGAACAAGATCATCTTCCGTGGTGCTGACGATCCGGCGAAGATCAAGTCGATCAAGATGTCGAAGTATCCGGTTGCCTTTCTATGGATCGAGGAGCTTGCGGAGTTCAAGACGGAGGACGAGGTCTCCATGATCGAGAACTCCGTCCTGCGCGCCGAACTACCAGATGGCCTGCACTATGCCTTCTACTACTCGTACAACCCGCCAAAGCGAAAGCAGAGCTGGGTCAACAAGAAGTACGAGTCGCATCTGGTGCCGGCCAACACTTACGTTCACCACTCGACCTACCTCCAGAACCCGCACATCTCTAAGGCATTCGTGCAAGAAGCAGAAGAGGTCAAGCGCAAAAATCCACAAAAGCATGCGTGGGAGTACGGAGGGGAAGCGATCGGCAGCGGAGTTGTACCGTTTGACAATCTGACGTTCCGAACGATCACCGACGATGAGTTCCGCACCTTTGATAACATCCGTCAAGGGAATGACTGGGGCTACGGTGTGGACCCGGTCGCGTTCGTCCGCTGGCACTACGATAAAACCCGCCGGCGAATCTATGCGATGGATGAAGTGTATGGCGTCAAGATCCCGAACCGTGTGCTGGCTGAACGCTTGAAAGCGAAGGGCTATCACACGACGATGACCACGGCGGACAGTGCGGAACCAAAGTCGGTCGACGAGATGCGCGAGCACGGCGTGAAGATCCGCGGTGCGAAGAAGGGTCCGGGATCGGTGGAGTACGGCGAGAAGTGGTTGGGTGAGGAGATCGAGGAGATCATCATCGACCCCCGTCGAACGCCGAACATCGCACGTGAGTTCGAAAACATCGACTTCAAAACAGATACCGACGGCAACCCACGCGCGGAGCTCGACGATAAGGACAACCACACGATCGACTCGACGCGGTATGCGTTTGAGGAAGATATGCGCAACGCAAAGAAACCGGAAACAAACTTCAAACCGATGACCCTTGGAGCCGGAACGAACCGATGGAGGTAGCAATATGGCAAATCAAAATATCTATCTGGAACACGGTTCCACCGGCCTGACGCGATTCGGGGGGCAAGTCTCTGAGGAGTGGTTGTCAGACCTCCGCGGAACCAAAGGCATCAAGGTGTACCGAGAGATGCGAGACAACGACCCCGTGATCGGCTCGATTCTTTTCGCAATCAAGATGCTGATCAGGCAGGCGGCGTGGCGGGTCGAGCTCGGCGGAGACAGTCCGGCCGACAAAGAAGCGGCTGAATTCTTGGAATCATGCCTCTACGACATGAGCATGACTTGGCACGACACGCTGACCGAGATCCTATCCTTTCTCCCGTTCGGTTGGAGCTACCACGAGATCGTTTACAAACGTCGCCTTGGAGACAGCAAGGACCCGACGAAGCGCAGCAAGCACAACGATGGGAGGATCGGGTGGCGCAAGATTCCGATTCGTTCGCAAGAAACGCTGTTACGCTGGGTGTTCGACGAAGAGGGCGGCATCCAAGCGATGGAACAGTCTGGACCTCCCGACTACCAATTACGGACGATCCCGATTCAAAAGGCACTCTTGTTCCGCACGGAAGCGACCAAGAACAACCCGGAAGGCCGCAGTGTTTTGCGTAACGCATACCGACCTTGGTACTTCAAGAAGAACATCGAAGAGATCGAGGGGATTGGCATCGAACGCGACCTCGCGGGACTACCTGTTGCCTTAGTGCCTCCGGAAATCCTATCGCCCAGTGCAACTGATGAACAAAAAGCGTTACTGAGTTCAATCTCCGCTGTGGTTACGTCGATCAGGCGTGATAGTGAGGAAGGAATCATATTCCCCGCCGAAGAGACGACGGACTTAGATGGAAAAACAGCGAAAACGGGCTATAAACTCCATCTCCTCACATCGGGCGGCAGGCGGCAATTTGATACCACGGAGGTAATCCAACGGTACGAGCAGCGCATGGCGATGACGGTCCTCGCCGACTTCATCATGCTAGGGCACCAAAAGACCGGCACCCACTCTCTTGGCGACAACAAAACGAAGATGTTCAGCGTGGCGATCGGGGCTTTCCTCGACGAGATCGCAGAGGTGTTCAACGCTCACGCAATCCCTCGACTGTTTGCGTTGAACAGTTTCCCTGGTCTCACTGCTCTACCGGAGTTGGTGCATGGTGACGTCGAGTCTCCAGACCTGCAGGAGCTTGGTGAGTTCATCAAGTCGATGAATGCAGCCGGGTTTGAAATCGGGAAAGACGAGGAGCTTGAAAATCACCTGCGTGGTGCGGCGAATCTGCCGTTGAAGCCGACCGAGAACCGAGGGGAGGTGAAACCTACCAATGGCGAGCCGGAAGAAACCGACGACCCCGAACATGCAGACCCTGAAGACACTATGGAGTAAGCTGATCGACGGGATCTGGAAGTCGGACGACACCCAACCACCCGATTGGCTGGCACTCCAAGAGATCGCAGACCTTCATTCCCCTGAGCTAATCAAAGCCTTCATAGATGCAGTCAAAAAGACGCAGTCTGACACCGTTCTCGAAAAGGTGGAGGCTGCGTTTTCTACTGGCGATGTGAAAGCGGTGGAGGCGTCGATCAACTGGAAGACCCTGACGAAGGAGCTTGAGCGCACCGTTCAGCCTGTGTTGCAGAAGGTAGCGGAGCAGGCCGCACGCGCAGAGGTGCCGGTCACATCGAAGAAGATCGGCGTAGAAGTCGCGTTCAAACAGACCAACCCTTTGGCACAACGCTGGGCATCTGAGAAATGTGGCGAATTGATCGTGCAGGTGACCGAAGAGACGAAACAGGCGACCCGCCAGATCATCGAACACGCATTTGAGAAGGGTGGGCACCCGCGAGAGAGCGCGAAACTGATCGTCGACCACATCGGACTGACTGAGGCAGACGCGAAACGAGTTGTAGAGGCCCGGACGGATCTCCTGAACAGTGGTGCAACCTCTGAGCAGGCCGATGCGAAAGTGGAAGCTCTGTCCCGCGACCTCCTTGAACAGCGCGCAGAGAACATTGCCCGTACCGAGACGATCAACGCGAGCAACAACGGCCAGAATTTACTCTGGGAGCAAGCGCGGGAAGATGGGTATCTGGACGACAACTTGTTCATGAAAGAGTGGATCGCGACACCGGGTGATAGAACGTGCCCGACGTGCATGGCAATGAACGGGAAGCGCGCGCCGATCGATGGTGAGTTTGCTAACGGATTGAAGTGCCCGACATTGCACCCGCGTTGTCGTTGTGCAATGGGCCTTGTGGAGGTGGAAGAGTTGGATTTGACAAAGGGGCATAGCGGGTTGTGGGTGGGCTTCTGGTTGTCGCCCGAGACAGCGAAGCAACTGGCAATCCCCGGTGGCGAGGCTCCCGAGGACATGCACCTCACGCTCACATACTCCCCAAACGCGACAGGCGAGGCAACAAAACGAGCAATCGAAGCCATGAAGAACATCGCGCAGGCGTTGCCTCCTGTCGCAGGAGAGGCAAGTGGGGTCGGGCGATTTTATGCCAGCGAAACATCGGGCGGCGTGGATGTTGTGTACTCCTCGTTCGATGCTCCGTTGCTCCCTGACTTCCGGCATGCAGTTGTGGACGCGCTGGAGACCGCAGGAGCGCCGCCAAGTCGCGCGCATGGGTACACACCGCACATCACGCTTGCTTACGTAGAGCAGGATGTGGACGCCCTTGTGACTCACGGGGATTCGGTCCCCATTGTGTTCGACAGCATTCAGGTGCGAGTTGGTGATGATGAAGTGCATACCTTTCCGTTGACCGGTGATGGTGCCGCCAGAGCGCAGAATGGTTTTGTGACCTTCGATGTTGGAAAGTCCGATCTTGCACCGGAAGACGATTGGACGGCACCTCTTAGCATCACCAAGACAGACACCGAAAAGCAGATGGTGTTCGGTTGGCTTTCTGTTTCGGTGACTGCAGAGGGAGTGCAAGTGATCGACTTGCATGGGGACATCATAGAGGAACACGAACTCGAAGCGGCAGCGTATGACTTCGTGTTGCATGCCCGGATTGCTGGTGAGATGCATGAACGCTTCGAAGGTATCGGGCGGTTGGTCGAGTCGACGGTGTTCACTGCCGAGAAACAGCGAGCATGGGGCATCCCGGAGGGCATCATGCCCATTGGTTGGTGGGTTGGTTTCAAGATCGACGACCCCGACGTATGGGCGAAGGTGAAAAGCGGGGAGTACGGGGCATTTTCCATCGGCGGAAAGGCGATTCGGGTCCCTGTTTAGCTGAGAGGAGGTGAAATGACTCATGTCTCGCCCTACAAAATTGCAAAATCTCAGGATTCATGAGGGTTCCCTCGTGGATCGGCCCGCGAATCAACAATCGCGGGTTATTTTTTTCAAGAGAGGAGGTGCCCCTGTGGGAGAGCCCAAGCCGCCACAACAAAAGATCAGCGAGAAAGCGAAGGCTTTTTTGAAGAGTCTGTTCGATTCGAGCGACGAATCTAGCGCAAAAGACCTGAACGAAGTGCTCGACGATCGGAACCGCGACGAAGTCCTCTGGCAACTGACAAGCGCGCTACGTGAATCGCTCGACAGCATCCTCGATGACGATACCGTCTCCGACAAACAAAGCGCATCGATTGTCGTCCTGCAACAGTTCTTCGATGCGTTGCAAGGATCAGGCCTGACCAAGGCCGAGCTGGAAAAAATGTTCGCGGGTAACGAACCGCGAGAAGACCTTCATAAACGAAAGGAAGATGAAAAAATGCCGAAAGACATCCCGATCCAAATCGACAAATCCGCGCTGTCTCCTGAGTTGCGAGAGCATCTTGAAACCATCGAGAAACAGGCTGCGGATGCCAAGAAACAAGCCGAAGAATTCGCGAAGCAAGCCCAAGAAGCAAACGACATCGCCAAAGCCGAGCGCGACGCCCGCTTGACCGAAACTTTCATCAACAAAGCCGCCGGGTATCGTGCACTCCCCGTCAAAGCGGAAGATTTCGGACCGGTGCTCAAGGCGCTGGCTGAGAAAGCCCCGGACGAGTACAAAATTCTCGACGAATTGCTCAAATCTGTGGATGCGGCCATGGCAGACTCCGACCTGTTCAAAGAGATCGGCAAAGGTGCTGGCGGCGGTTCGAACGACGTCATGAAACGCGTGGAGTTGGCCGCTGAGGAACTCCGCAAGAGCGAACCCACTCTCACGAAAGAGCAAGCGTTCTCCAAAGCGTTGCAAAACAACCCGGAACTCTACACTGAGTACCGTAAAAATCAATAGGAGGTCATTCCGATGGCACAAGAAGTACCAGTACGCATTTCGATCCCCAATGACCAAAACCTGACTCTACACCGTTACCGCGCCGTGAGTGTGGGTGCTGACGGGAAAGTCGTCAAACCGGATGATCCGTTGGATTTTGTGATCGGAATCCTCGACATGGATGTCCGCGCAGGCGGTACCGCATCCGTGCAAGTCGGAGGCGTGGCCCCGACTATGGCAGGTGGCGTGTTCAGTGCTGGCGACCCGATCACAATCGACGCTCAAAGTCGCGCCGTTCGCGCCGTGTCTGGTAATCGAGGCTTCGGCATCGCACTTGAAAGCGCAGCGGGAGCTGGAGAAATCGTAGCTGTCTTGCTGACTCCGGTCGGTATCGTCTAAAAAACTCTCAGGAGGTGGCTTGAATGCCGTCTAACAGCAATGCTCATGTTGACCAAATGCTGACCAATATCAGCGTGGCGTACATGCAAGATGAAAATAACTTCGTGGCTGATAAAGTTTTCCCAGAGGTTCCGGTTGAACGCGAGGCGGATCGATACTTTGTATACTCGAAGGAAGACCTGTTCCGCGATGAAGCGAAAGAACGGGCGAACGCAACGGAATCGGCTGGCATGGACTACGAGGTAGACAACACGCCGACTTACTACGCGAAGGTGTACGCATTGCACAAAGATATCACCGAGCGCGACCGTAAAAACTCGAATGACCCGCTCAAGCCAGATCGAGATGCTACACAAATCGTCACCAGCAAGCTGATGATCAAGCGTGAAGTGCTGTGGGCTGAAAAATACTTCAAACCCGGTATCTGGGGCCAACAAACTTCCGGAGTAGCATCTGGGACCACAACCGACGCAACGCATTTCCTGCAATGGGATGACCCGGACTCTGATCCGATCACGGATATCGACAATGCCCGGATCTTGACGCTCGAACAAACCGGCTACGAACCGAACATCCTGACGATCAGCGCGCATGTGTTCAACCAACTCAAGAATCATCCGAAGATTCTTGATCGCATCAGGTATACGCAGAAAGCAACCATCACAGCGGACATGCTGGCCGGGTTGTTTGAGGTCGAGAAGTTCTTGGTCACAAAAGCGGTTCTGAATACCGCCAAAAAAGGAAGCAACGCGGCGATGAAGTTCGTCATGGGCAAACATGCGTTACTTTCTTACGCGCCGAAAGATCCGGGCTTGCAAGTACCGTCCGCAGGATACATCTTCCCGTGGACTGGACTTGAAGGTGCTGGCGCCTACGGCAACCGGATTGTGCGTCTCCAGATGGATCATTTGGGTAAGGGCACCGAGCGGATCGAGGGCGAGATGGCCTTTGACCAAAAGGTTGTTTGTCCGGATCTGGGCTACTTCTTCGCGAATGCGGTGAAATAAATGTGGACCTACAGCGGCGACCCGAGGACGAGCAAACGCGATGAAGTCCGGTTCCACATAGGAGACACCGACACGGATGACCAGCTCTTGCAAGACGAGGAGATCGAGTACTCGTTGACTCAGGAACAAAACGTCCTACTCGCGGCCGCTTCGTGCGCCCGGGCCGTTGTCGCGAAGTTCTCGCGGGAATCAGACAAAGAGGTTGGTGAACTCAAAGTCACACTTTCGCAACGAGCGAAGGCGTTCAGAGACCTTGCCGACTCACTGCAGGCGCGAGGACAGAGTATCATCCCGCCAACCACTGGCGGGACGGCTCTGGCAGCGCCATACAGCGGGACATCAGGCACAAGCGGGACGTTCTCGCGTGGAATGATGTCGAGGTAGGTGAGGGCACATGGACAAATCCATCTTGAAACTACTCACACAGACCGTGTTGATCGAGAACTCCACCGGGACAACAAAGCACGGAACAGTCGAATACGGTCCACCTGAACTTTGTAAAGCCCTCGTGATGTTGGAAATCAAGGCTGTTCGTGACGATCAGAACAACGAAGTTGTGAGCAGCGGCCATATCTATCTCGACGGAAAGGTTGTGGTTGGCATCAAAAGCCGTGTCACGCTCCCTAATGGATCAAAACCACCGATCCTCAGCGTAAAACCTCAGTTTGACCTCGACGGAAGCGTCCACCACTGGACGGTGTACTTCTAATGCGGGTCGACATCAAGATCGCTGGACTGGACAAGCTTTCCGAGCGCGTCCTCGAAGTGCAGCATAAAGTGATCAACGAGGTTGCGATCGGCCTTTATCAAGGCACTGAGTTGGTCATGACTGAGAGCAAAAAGGAAGTCCCTGTCGACTTTGGCAACCTCCGAGCGACTGGCCACGTTCAACAACCGGTGATCGAAGGGGCCAAGGTCACGGTTCACGCCGGCTACGGCGGCCCCGCTGCGCGTTATGCGTTCGCTGTTCATGAGGGCACTGGCATCTACGGACCCGAGGGTAAGCCATTTGTCATCACGGCGAAAAACAAGAAGATCCTAGCTGTCCCTTTCAAGAACTGGGGCGACCGTCCGGTGAACCCCTATGGGTCGAAGAAGTTTCCGATGCTCTCGAAGGATGGCAAATTCGTTCTGCTGGGGCGGAGGGTGAAACAAAAGGGGATCAAGGGACGCAAATACCTGGAACGACCGCTCAATTCCAACAAGGACAAGATCAAAGCACGAGTAGACGCGAGAGTCGCCCGTGCATTGAAAGAGGGGTGATGAGGTTGTCCCTAGACATCTTGCATATCACAGAGTATGTGGAGTCGGTCGGGCCAGCAACGGCGTACTACTACGACATGATGCCAGATGACGAGGAGTGTGTCGTGCTGATCGAGGAACCGGGCGACCCGAAGCAGTCGACCAATACCGAAGTGCGCGCTTTCCAGCTGCTCGTCAGGGCTCGCGAGAGCCCGAGGGCGCGGGAGTTGATCTGGGGGGTATACGAAGCCCTGCGTGAACGTCAATCAACCAAGGTTGAACTCGATGGGCATGTCCTGTACTGGATAAAGGCTGTTCAAACTCCGTGTCCGTTGGGGTATGACGAAAATAGGCGACCGATCTTCGTTGTGAACTACAAATGCGAAGTCAGCGCTCAACCTGTGAGGTGAGAAAATTGGAACGACGTAACAATCTGGTGCAACTACGCTTCGTCGGCGACAGCGAGCGCGAATCCTTCGCCGTTCGGTTCAAACCAGGTGAGGTGGTAGCGGTCACCCCGGAGCGCGCAAAAGAACTGGAACCATTCACCGAGAAGGTAACCCATACCAAACAAAACGCAGAAGAGGTCGTTACTCGAAATGAGTAGCGGCCTCTCTTCATTCCGAAGGGAGCTAACACCGAATGAGCAGCACAAACGCAGCTAGCCTCGAAGATATTCAAATGGGCCCGTGCATCGTCCGTATCGATCCAGACTTGCCAACGGAACTCGTCATCAATCTGACCGACGATGACATCAAATTCAACTGCAAGGAAGAGACCATCGACGTCACGGTTAGCCAGTACGGCAAGACGGTGGTTGCGAAGGTGTCCAACGGTATCGTTGCGACTATCGAGGCGTCGATTGCGTCCAGTAAGATCGTCATTTTGGACATGGCTTACTCCTCGACGGAGACGGTCACCGACACGACCGATCCAACGAAAAAGGCATTGTTGCTCAAGTCCAAGGTCGGGAAAAACCTCTTCAAGCGAGCAAGGCCCGTACGAATTGAGCCTCTTGGAGGTACCGAAGAGGATTGGGTCACATTCCCGAAAGCGATCATCGAGGCCGACATCAAGCGAGCCTACCAAGTTGGCAAGATCCACGCAACGCCGCTGATGATCACCGCAATCCCAGACATCCTCAACGACGACACGACCGTGATCTTCGGAGACGGCACAATCGTCTAAACCAATCAAACACATCCCACCGAAGGAGTTGCGCGTATGCGTGGCTCTTTCTTTTTGGAGGTAGCCATGAAAAAACTGAACCCGCTCTACTGGTTGCTGTCGCTCTGGCGCATGATTCGCCTAGCGTTCGCCACCACTCTCATGAGAAAGACCAAATACCGCAGTATCGCCTCCGCTTCAACCGGGAAGGTGATCACCGTGCGGATGGGTGACCGCGATGTCGTCGTGCAATCCCTCGCCTTCGGCTTCTACATGGAAACCGTCCCGCGCATGAAAGCATTGATCGCTGTCGTTGGCGAGGCGCAGAAGCAGGGACTGAGTCTGGAAGAGACCGTGCAAGTTGTCCTCCAATACGCCAAAAAAGATTTTCTCTATCTGCTCCAAGAACTCACTGGCCTCGAAGTGGAGTACATCATCCGCAACGTCACGCCGGCACAAATGTTCCGCTACGTCCGGGCTCTCATTGAGGTGAACGAGTATGAATACGCCTTGGGGGAGGTCAAGACGTTCATCGGGGAGGTGGTACGGATGATGATGGGCATGGCACAAGATCTTCAGGAAGCAAAGTCACCTTCCGCACCGACTGGCTAAACGAAATCGTCGCCGAGTTCGCGTGGCACGGGATCTCAAAGCCGGAACTCATGCAAGACTACCTCTGGCGAGAGGTGCCCGTCATCCTTGAACGCTGGGGGCGAAAGGAAGCCTTGCAAGCGTTGGAGGCGTTCAACATCCGCACCCACTCCCACTGGACAGATGAACGGGCGCGAAAGGAGTATGTCGAGGGACTGCACCGACGAGCCAATAAACACGTTGTGCCACCGAAGAAAAAAGGCGTGTTCGAGCGCGAAAGACTCGCTCTGCTCCGTGCATCATTCAAAAAATAAGGGAGGTGGGGGACTTTGGATGAAATGACCAACGTTGGTGGCGTCGGAATTGAAATAGTCGGCGACGCCAGAAAATTCGAGGAAGCGATTGAGAAGTCCATGAAGAGGGCTGATGCTTTCGCGGAAGCGATCGGGAAGACCGCTGGTGTCTTGCACTCTGTGGAGTCCGCCAGCACCAAACAAGCCACCTCCTATCAGTCTGATGCAAACCGCTCACAAAGCGCGGCTAGGGCGACAGGAGAGGCGATTCGGGAGCAAGCAACGGCCGTGAAGGAATTTGAGTCAGCGAGTGACAGACAGGCTGCTTCTTTCGTGGCCGCGGCGGCGTCCGCGCAGAGTGCGGCGCGCTCAACTGGTAACGCGATTCAAGAACAAGTCACCGCCGTCAAAGAGGTTGAATTGGCGTCGAGGCAACAAGCTGAAACGATGCAACAAAACGCCGAGGTAAGCGTGCAGGCGACCCGTCGGATGTCTTCTGAGATGGAGATGATGGTCGACGCGATCAATCGTCAAGCAGAGGCGGACAAAGCAAGCGTCGAGTCGTACAACCAAAACGCCGAGGAGCGCGTCTCCTCCATCGAAAAAGTCAAAGAAGCGGTTGAAGGACTCGCTGACGTAACCCAACAGTCGGCGCAGGAACGCCGTGCTACCGAAGAGGAGGCACGGCGGGCGGCGGAGGACGCGGCTGAAGCAGAGCAAAATCGCTTACAAGCGATCAGCGACGCTCTGCAGGACCTTGGCACGACCGCAACAGGCGTATTCGCCGCAATCTCGATTGCGATCGGACTCGCTGAGAAAAAAGCGAACGATTTCGAGGAGAAGGTGGCATCGCTTGCGGCGATCTCCGGGGCATCCGCTGCCGAAATCCAGAAATCCGCTAACGCGGCAATGTCGATGGCTCCTAACTTGGGGCAATCCCCGACGAAGGGTGTCGAGACTCTAGAAGAATTCAGCAAGGCTGGCGTTGAACTCGCACGATTGTACAAAGGCGAGCTAAAAGATGCGATGGCACTCACTGTATCAGGTGAGATTGAGGTGGGTGATGCCGCCGAATACGCGGCCAGTTCATTCGCGAACTACAAGGACGAAATGCTGACGCTGAAGGACATCAGTAACGTCGCAGTGGGTGCGGCAAACGCATCCTCAACCTCCGTGAAAGAGATGGCAGAGGCCAATTCACAACTTGGTAACGTTGCGAAAATTCTTGGCTTCAACTTCCGGGATGTCAACACGCAGTTTGCGCTTATGGCGCAGAATGGCCTCAAAGGTTCCGACGGGGCAACCAGCATGAAAACGTTCTTCTTGGCGATCGCGAATCCCACGAAAGAGTCTGGCGACCTCATGAAGAAATTGGGGTTGTCCTTCTTTGATGCGTCAGGCAAGGCGAAGTCTTTCGTCGAGATGAGCGACATGCTCCGTGCTAAACTGAGTCGCTTCAACGAACAGTCGCAGGCGGCTATCATGTCGCAGATCGCAGGTTCAGATGGTATCCGATTCATGTCCGCCCTCATGAAGCAAACGGGAGACGACTGGAACAAGATGACCGCTGACATGTCAAAGGCATCCTCGATGGGGGTTGCAGAAGGCAAGCTCGACTCTGTGAACGGCCAGCTCAAGAAGCTGTCCGCCAGCACCGAGGTTGCCGCCATCGGGTTCTCCGAAGGGATCTCGCCGGCTATGAGTGGAGTCGTCAGCATCGCAACAGAGGCAGTCGATGCCTTTAACAAACTGGATGCCTCCACCAAAGGTACGATCGGCACGGTTACGGCGACGGGTACGGCGATGATCGGGACAGCGGCGGCCGTGAGCTTGCTGACGGTTGGGTTCGGGAGGCTTGGAGCGTCAGTAAAAGCCGCAGGTGGTGCAATGGCGATCTTGAATACGAATCCATTGATTGCCGCACTGACCGTACTTGTTGGCATATCAACTGCCGTGTACATGTCGTTCGAACGCAACGCTCAGGCAGCCAAAAAGTTTTCCGATGCACAGGATGAATTGAACAAAAAGATTGCCGAAGTAGCTGTTACCAAAGATCCCGGCACATACAAGGAGTCCCGTGATGAAGCAAAGCAGATCGAGGAACTTGGAAAGAAACATGATGAACTGACAAAGAAAAAAGATGAACTCTTGCAAAAGCATATGGAGTTGATCAAAGCCCATCGCGAGCAAAGCAAGGAAGCTAGCGCCCTTCGTAGTCAGATGGGTGATTTGGATAAACAACTCGCAAAAAATAATGCCTCGCTTACGGAGTTGGGTCTGTCCGGCGACAACTGGAAACAGAAACTCGAAGAACTTCGCGCTGCGTATTTCTCTAATACATCTGCGGGGTTGGAATCGATCAAAACCGATGTTGACAAACTCGTAACATTACAAGATTCGATCAATAAAATCGAGGATGCACAGCAAGCGTATAAGTCTCTCTCTGCCGAGGAAAATCTGAACGCAGAACAGAAAGCGAAACTCAATGACGCGGTCACTGCCCTCAAATCTCAGATACCGGGCCTGAACACCCTGCAACTAGAAAACGGAAAAATCATTATTCAAAACACCGACCTAATCGGTGATAAAATTCGCGCCCTCAAAGATGAGAAAAAAACTACTGAGGACACGACAAATGCCACTCTTAATTCTTTGAAAGTAGAGGCAGAGGAACGAGTTAAGTCGTACACCGTACAGATTGAGGCGATTAGAGAGCTTGCAAAAGCTCAGCAAGCACTAAATCACGACGGGAATACCGGGAACGATATCGAGATTCCTACAAACGTCGCCAAACGCCAACAGGCGTATCTTGAAAAAGCCGAGAGTGTTGTAGCGACCTCAAAAGTTAACATCGCCGCCATCGAAGATGCTTACAACCGGATCAAAAACGGCACCCCTTACAGCGCTCCTACCCCGCCGTCGAGTGGATCTGACGTTTTCACGCCGGATACCAACGAGAAGAAAGGAAAAAGCGCCGAAGAACTCGCTCGCGAGGCGGACGCCGCTCGTCGGGCGTCATTCGAGCGTGACATGGCTTACTCAAAGCAACTCCTCACGACAGGAGAGATCAACGAGGAGGGTTACGTTGATCGTTTGAAGGGAATTCGTGGTTCGTACTCCGACTGGCTGGCAAAGAACTCCTCTGATTTGTTCAGTTTGATCAACGAGATCGAGCACCAATCCTTCGGGTACTCCGAGGGGTGGATCAAAGACAAGAAGCAATCGATGATCGAATCTGGCGCTTCCACCTTGGAAATCGCTCGTATGGAAGAAGAGGCGTGGGCACGGGTCGCTAATCGACAGGGCCTACTCGCAGAAGATCGCAAGAAAGCAGAGGAAGAGTATCGCCGCGCAAGCAAAGAAGCAAAAAGCGCGGACTTCGCTGAGTCTGAGAACTGGATCGCGCAGTACCAAAAGACTTCTCGTGATGCAGGGCTGACGGACATCGAAATCGCCAAGGGCGTGTATGACGCATGGGCACGAGTCAACGCCAAAAAGGCCCAGTACAACCCCGAGGATCAGATCAAGGTTACTGAGCAACTGCGTGAGGCAACGATCGAACTGGAAAACCAAATCGAATCAGCGCTTCGCAAGGCACGGGAGATGGATCGCGACAAAGATATGGCCGCCCTGGAGGAGCAGTTCAAATCCGAATTGGAAGCGCAACAATCCAAACTCGACGGTCTTGAAAAAGAGGCTACGGCGACGAAATACCTCATCGACCTCGAACGCGAGCGTCAGCGACTAGCCGATCTGGAGGATCAGCGCAACAAGGTCGCGGCGGATGTTCGATTCGAGATCATCGACGTGGACGCATCGGGTAATCTCGTGAAGAAGCGCACCGCTGACACCGCGCGCTTGACGGAGTTGGACAAGCAGATCGCCGATCAAAAGACACGCATCGGAGATATGCAACGCGACGAGGAGAATCGCAAGCAGCGCGAGCAATACGACAAAGAAATGAAGGAGCTGCGCGATTCTCAGGACAAGAAGAAGGCGGCTCACGAAGCGTACTGGAAGGACCTACTATCCAGTGAACGCATTAACTCCGACACCCGCGCTGCGGTTCAGAAAAATGGGCTGGACACCACGTTGGCAAACGTGAAAACGTACCTGAAGCTCATCCAAGACGAGTACACCAAAAAGCAGGGCGAGATCATGGCTGCAGGTGGCCTCATTCCTGCATCGTCCACCGGATCGTTCATCGGTGGCGGCGGATCATCTGTAGATTTCACCGCTATCCAAGCACAGATGGCGGCGAACAGTGCCGCTTGGGGGCAAGCCACGTCCCAAGCTGAACGTGATCGTTTGCACGACGAAAACACCAAACTTGGTAGCGGTGCAGGCGGGGTTTACGACGACAAGACCGGTAAGTGGTCGTTCCCGAAGCTTCATACGGGAATCGATCGTGTGCCGGGACTACCAGGTGCAGAGCCAACCTTCACCCTTGAAGCGGGAGAGAGGGTTCTTTCTGTTTCAGGGAACGAAACGTATGAAGCCTACATGCAATCGGCAATGTCGAGGCAAACGTCTATCGACAGCATCATGTCGGCGGCGGTGAGCTCCTTCCGAGAGGCATCCAGCCCGCAGGCGATGCCGCAGGATGTGTACGCCGCAGGTGCTGGTGGTGCGCGAATCGTGCAACCACAGTTCAATATGCCTCTCAACGTGACCAAAGGGATGGATGCCCAAGACTTCGACCGGATGTGGAAACAACAAGGAAACGATGTCTGGGAACTCATCAACTCTGTAGGGCAACTAGAAGACGATAAATAAGGGGGATTTTTTCATGATCAACGCAACCAAATGGCAAGCAACGATGATCGACAACGGCAAGCTGACCGGTGGCTCCGGTGATCCATCTGATGTGAACGTTTCGGCGGTCGCGCCGGACCTCATGAAGCAATTCACAATCAGCAGCTCGTCAGAACCTTCCGTCGCCTTGTACCTCATGAACGGTCAAGAATACTGGCGGCGCGGCGGTGTGGCCTTTAAACCAGCGTGGCCGATTGTAGCTTCGCTGGCAGATGGCACCACGTTGACGATCACGCGCATCAGCGACGCTGTCGGTGATCTGTTCTTCGACCAACGATAAGAGAGGAGGCGGCGCGTATGGCAGTCGTCGTAGAAAGCACACCGTTGGACCCTGTACCCCTTGAGGAGATCGATGGCATCCTCACCAGCGACAACGGCGAAACGCAGGCATCGTTCGTCGGTGGCAAGGTTTCGTACCGCTCTGGCGGTTACGAACTTACCATCACCGCCCGCGACACTAAATACATCGACTTGGCGAACGGATTGGAAGATGTGTTGTACGACGCTGACAGCGCCTCCTCCCCGGTCGTCTCGCGTGGTCTGAACGTGCAGGCGGGACAAGTATACCCCCTCGTGGAAAGCTACTGGCAATTGGAAGCAGGGCGGCTCAAGCACTACATGAGCATCAAGTCCGACCTCCGCCCGCCGGATGATTTTTTAGAAGCACCGTTGTTGGCCACGACTGACATCGTAGAGTTCGACCCGAAGCTCCGGTTGCGCGCCGACGGCCGCTTCGTAGTGGGGGAATTCACGGCTTCCGTTCTGGAACTCGTAGATAGAAACGGAACGCCAGTCTTCACCCTACCGTCCATCGATACATGGGACCAGCGCGGGGCGAAGGTGGGGGGCAAGTATGTTTGCTCCCCTCTCAACGCGGGGCGCTTGCAGATCGCCACGGCGGTCGAGTATTCATGGCTTGCCGATCAGGCGCGCATGTACCCGGTTATCATCGACCCGACCGTCCTCCCGGCCCCGGCGCTAGACTTCATGAGCGGCGCTCGTCAGGAGGTTCGCCTGAGCAACGGTTGGCAGGTTGTATTGGTACGGAACTCTAGTTGGAACCCGTACTTCTTCGTAAGCAAGGACGGCGGCACGACGTGGACACAGCTTTGCTACTCGACCATGCAGGTCAGCGTTGCCTCGATCGCATCATACGGCACGAAAGTGTACTTGCTAACGTGTGGCTCTCTCGACCAGGCTTCGGATACAGCGGTTCGGATGTTCTCGTTCGATGCAACGACCGTACTCAACAATGGATCACTGTCGCAACTCACCCCTCCGTCCTCAGCTGAGGCTTATGTATTCAGTACCTGCAGTCTCGTGACGGACCAAAACGGCAAGCTATGGGCGTTTTGGTCTGCACAGTGGGGCGGGTACAGTCAATACAACTTGCGGTACACATCCTCGACAGACGGGGGAATCACATGGGCGGCGCTACAATCGCTCACGAACGAAACCACCAACGGAATCAATCATACGAATGTGTCGGCGGTGCTTCGCGGCAACGGGAATCCGGTGGTGCTGATGAACACAGCTACGTCCACGACGTACAAAATCGATGCGATCGTTTGGAATGGTACCACATGGACAACGTATCCCGTTTTCAATGGCGGGACCTACGCTCAGTTCAACCCCGTCGCTACGGTAGATTCCTCGTCAGACGCGATCGACGTCTACTGGTACGGAAAAGATGCTGTAGACACCGCAGCGTTCAACATCCGGCATACGCGGTCGACGGACTACTCAACGTTTTCCGCGCCGACCAAGATCACCACAGGGAACACCTACAACCAGCTATCGCCTGCGCCGTTCGTTGAATCGAGCGGCAAGCGGCGCGCCTTGTGGTCCGGTCGCTCGTCGGGAACCTACGACCAAATCCGCACGGCCTCCAACGACGGGACAGGGTGGGGAGCACCATCGGACATCACGGCCAATACCACAAACAGCGCGACGAGGCCATTTGTGATCTGGTCGCGGCACAACCTGAACAACGACGATGTATGCCGCTTCGTGTATGTTGACAACAACACGATCAAAAGCGACCAGATCCTGCCGAACACCGCGCCGTTGGCCCCGTCCAATTTGACACGAGCGAACTACGATGCAACGCAGGCCGCAACGCTGACTGCACTTCACAACGACACGCCGGGTGACTACCCTAGTGCCGTCGAGGCGGAGTTCTACGACGCTTCAAACCCGGCTGTCGCAGTCTGGACCTTGGCGAAGACTGGCGTACCGGCCAATTTGACAGTCACGATCTCCATTCCCGCGAACAAATTCACGAATGGCAAGACCTATCAAGCGCGAGTCCGAACATACGACTCGCAAGGTGTCGTCTCGCCGTGGTCGCAAATCCTGAGTTTTAAATGTTCCGCCGCGCCTCAGGTTGCGCTGGTGGCGATCCCAGCCAGCACCGTAACGGGCGACACCTACACGTTCAGTGGGACATATTCACAGGCAGGCGGGTCTGCGGAATTGTCCTATCGCTATAAGATCTACGACTCTACCGGTGCAACTTTACTGCAGGACAGCCAGGACATCCCTAACTCTGCAGCAACCAATAACACGAAAACATTTACAGGTCTTCAAAACAACACAGCCTATATGATCGAGTTTACGGCAACCTCCCAGGACGGAATCGTAGCTTCAACGGGAAAAATTCCTTTTTCCGTCACCTATACACCGCCTATGACACCGACAGTGTCCGCTCTGAACAACTACTCAAACGCCAGTGTTCAGCTTACTTGGGCCGCGGCGTACAAAAACCTCCTGAGCATCGCGCAAGCGAAGCCTGTTGCTACAACGGATTTCAGCAGTGGACTGCAGTTGACGATAGACGGCGCAAATTCCGTTTCGTCTGGAGGGTCGTTGAAGATGTTCGCCGCAACATCGATGTCAGCTACTGTGCAGACCCTGACTTCCGCCCGTATCCCTGTCGTCGCCGGCGCAACATACACATTTAGCGCCTACCTGAAAACATCGGTGGCCAGCCATAATGTGGCGCCGCGCATTTACTGGTACAACGCAGCAGGAGCGTTTGTTGGGACATCGTCGGTTGCATCGCAGGCAATCGGTTCGTCGTGGACGCGTGTGAGTCTTTCAGCGGCCGCGCTACCCGGTGCGGTTTCGTGCTACGTCCTCTTCGTCCTGAACACGCTGGCCGCAGGTCAATCAATCTGGATCGACCAACTACAGCTCGAAGCGGGTAACGCCCCGACAGTATGGCAAGCTGGTAACATCCCAATCTCCGGTTTTGATGTCTATCGCCGCCCGGTTGGAGCCTCAGATAGCGAATGGAAGCGAATCGCCCAAGGGGCGACCTCACCATACGTTGACTACACCTGTTCGGCGGGGGTTTACGAATATGGAGTGCGTAGCGTTTCCCCATCAAACTCAATGTCCGACTACGGAAAGGCGCAGGTCACGCACGCGTTCGCAGGTCAATGGATTATAGACGAGCTTGTGCCCGCTAACTCGATAAACTTCCTCTACAATCAGGAAGGGGCGAAGATGTCCGCGCCACCAAAAACGAACTATTCACAAACGTTCAGTCAATACGAGCGTGGCCACAAGCAACACGCTCGCGGTAAATCCGGTACGCTCAGCGCAATGATGTTGACGGACAGCGGGTCGCCGTCCGAACTTTTGAGTCTGTACCAACGCCTCGATGCGATGTGTAACTCTGTTCGGACGTACCTGTTGAAGTTTCAGTGCGGGTTCGTCTTCCGTGTAGATCTCACGGGAGCAGAGCCGCACATTCATGGACGAGGAGAATATGGAGACGTTTCAGTCGATTGGAAGGAGGTGGCGCCTGTATGATCGCTGGTTCTCAAAGTTTCATCGACGCCATGATCGCGCCGATCGCGAGGGTGCATGCGCGTGTTGACTTGTTGGACAAGCAGGAGCGTTTTTTGAAGCGACTGGACGGATCGGTAAAAGAGTTGAATTTTTCGGCGGACAGCAAACGCGATGTCCGCAGTGAGTTCTCCCTGACACTCATCAACAACGGGGATTTCACGTGGTCAGTTGGCGGTGAGATCTGGATTGATAAACGAATCAAGTTGTGGATTGGATTGGAGACCCCGACCGGCGCGATAAGTTATGTGCCTAGAGGGGTTTTCTTGTTGGAGGAAGCGGTTGTAGATTCGAAGTCGCAAGAAGCGTATTTCGCGGGTGGAGACAAGTGGAAGTTGTTCGACGGATCGAATCGCGGGAAATTCACCGACACGACGACGATCCTGAAAAACGTGCCGATCTTCCAAGCCATCATGGACCAGGCGCAGACAGGGGGCGAGACGAACTTCGCGTTTGAAAACTGCGCAACTTTGGTTCCATATGATCTCCCGTACCAAATGACAGATGCGCGAGGGAAGGCCATGAAAGATTTGGCCGCCGCTGCCGTATATGACTTGTTTTACGACTTCAACGGGTTCCTTCGCTTCCGTCCACTCCTGCAAGATGTGTCCACCGTGGCAAGTTGCTGGACATACGACACTTCGCAATTCACGCTGTACGCTGGTGCTCGCAAGTCGTTCGACTCTGCCAATCTGTACAACAAAGTTGTCGTGGTCGGGGGAAGTTCACAAACGGCCACAGTCAGCGCGGTGGCTGTCAACAACGACCCGAATAACCCGATCTCGACCGTCAACATAGGGGAACGCATATTCCACTACAACAACGGCTCCCCTGAACCGTTGATCGTCGATGTTCCGCACGCGCAGTATCGTGCTGATTACGAACTGGGGGAGCATTCTAAACTCCCAGAGAAGCACGAGTTCGAATGTTGGCCGAACTACCTACACGAGCCCGGTGACGTCATCACGATCATCGACTCAGATACCGGAACGAGTGATAAATTCGAGCTGGTGCGCTTTAGTATCGGACTTCGACCGGATGGTGGTGGTCTGATGACCGGTGAAGCGACCCGCGTGAGGAAGGTGACGTAGAGATGAAAGTTCAAATTCGGATGTTCTGGAAACGAATGAATCGGATCATCCGCCGGATCGCTAGTCGAGAGGCACAAAAAGCAGTCGGCCAGCTCATTGCATACGGCAAGGTGTCTGCTGTCTCCGCAGGCCCCGCGACGACTCAAAGGGTGAACGTCTACATCAACGGCGCGAGTACGGCGACGCCAAACGTTCCCGTTTGCTCACGCTCAGGGACACTTGTCGTTGGGGACGAGGTGATCCTGATCCGCAAGGACAGCGTGGACATGTTTGTGATCGATAAAAAACCGATGTAGGGGAGGGGTTATAGGGTGGTGGAAGAAAACTTGATCGCCATTTTCCAAGGTCAAGGGCCGTGGGCGCTGTTGTTTGTTGTTCTGTTCATGTGGAACCTCCGTGAGAACAAACAACGGGAGGGTCGCCTGATCGACGTGATCGATCGCCTGAGCGAGAAATACGACGAGATGGCCGTCGACCTGCACGACATCAAAGAGACTTTAAAAAAAACCGCCTAG